ACCTGAATATGCGTTACCTCATTTTTTTGTTCAATTGTTAAAGTATCAAATGGCATGGCATTTAGCTAGTCCGATTACCGACCAAACAGAAAAATCTCAATATTGGCAACAAGTAGCTGAAGGGACACCAGGAGAAAATGGTCGAGGTGGGTACATGAGACAAGCAATGAACATTGATGGGCAAGGAGAGCCAACTAACGCAATACAAGATTTCTCGTTAATTGATGTGAGATATTAATGGCTAGATTTGTTAGCATACAAACTAACTTTACTACAGGCGAATTAGATCCGCTTGCTAGAGCAAGGATTGATTTAAAGGCCTATGAAAATGCACTTGAAAAAGCTAAGAACGTTATATGTCAGCCACAAGGCGGTGTAACAAGAAGGCCTGGTACTAAATTTATTAATGAACTTGGTGGCACCCCAGCAGATGGCGTGCGTTTAATTGCATTTGAGTTCTCAACAGATGACAGTTATATGCTTGCATTCACTACAAACAGAATGTATGTTTATAAAAACAAAGTGCTTATTACTAACATCAATGCTTCTGGCAATGACTATTTAGATACAACAGGGTTTGGTCTAACTGGCACACACATGGACCATCTTGTATGGACACAATCCGCTGATACATTAATTCTAGTGCATGAAGATCAAAGACCAATAAAAATTGTTCGTGGCGCATCAGATAGCTCTTGGACAATATCAAACATTACGTTTGACTCTGTGCCACAATACGCATTTACTATAGCTACAAGCAATCCAGCAGCAACACTTACTCCTAGTGATGTATCTGGCAAAATTACATTAACAGCATCAACTGGTGTATTTAATAGTGGTCATGTTGGTCAATACATTAACGCTGATCCACAAGGGCGAGCTAAAATTGTTAAGTATGTTAGCTCAACTGTTGTTAATGCAGTTACAGAATTTCCATTCTTTGATACATCCGCTATAGCTTCAGGTGATTGGGAATTAGAAACAGGATATGAAGATGTATGGTCAGCAAGTAAAGGATGGCCAAGATCAGTTACTTTTCATCAAGGACGCTTATTCTTTGGCGGATCAAAGTCAAGACCGTCTACTATATGGGGTTCTAAAGTAGGGCTATTTTTTGATTTTGAAGCCGTGGAAGGATTGGATGATGACGCTGTTGAAGCTACCCTTGATACTAATACTTTTAATGCTATCGTTGATATTATTAGTGGTCGTGATTTGCAAGTGTTTACTACGGGCGGTGAGTTCTATGTTCCGCAAGAAGGATTAACTCCAATTACTCCAACAGACTTTTTCTTGTCTACTACGTCACGTAATGGATGTAAAGAAGGCGTGCGGGTCAAGCAGCTAGAATCGGGGATATTGTTTGTACAAAGACAAGGAAAGGCTTTATCTGAGATCGCTTACTCTGATACACAGTTAACCTATATTACTTCTAAAATTTCATTGCTGTCAGGACATTTGCTTAAAAATCCAACACGCATGGATATACGCCGTGCTGTGGCTACAGATGAAAACGACTTATTATTAATTATAAATGAATTAGATGGAACCATAGTTGCATTTTCTTTATTGCGTTTGCAAAATGTTATTGCCCCTTCAGAATTTACTACCGTAGGTAGTTTTGTTGATGTTGGTGTAGACATTACAGATATTTATACCATTGTAAAAAGAGATGATAATGGTACTGATAAATATTATGTAGAAGTTTTTGACAATACATATTTAACAGATTCAGGAGTAAAAGGCACAACAGCGTCAAGTTTAGATATGTCTCATGTTGATGGTGCAACAGTCAATGTTATATCAGATGGATATGTAGAATTAAATCAAGTTGCAGACAGTGCGGTAACCTTTGTTAATCCACCTACAGCATCATCAGAAGTAGGATTACCAATTAGTGTTGAAGTAAAAACAATGCCTGTTGATTTAAAAATACAAACAGGTACACGTATTGGCTTTAAGAAACGTATTGTTGAAGTTAATGCCTTGCTTTATGAAACACAAAATTTAGTTATCAATGGGAATCCGTTACCTATTCGATCATTAGGTGCTGACGCACTAGATGATCCTGTGCCAGAGTTTACTGGGACAAAGACTTTACATGGTATATTAGGTTATAATAATGAAGGACAAATTACGGTAACACAGAACGCGCCGTTGAAGTTTACATTATTAGGGTTAGAATATAAATTGTCAGTACATCAAGGAACATAGAATATGGGAGCAGCAGTAGCACCAGCAATAGGAACTGCTTTTGGATCAGGTGCAATTTCCTCAATAGCAGCAGCCCCTGTATTTACCGCAGCGGCAACAGCTCCAATAGCGGCAGTTGGATCATCAATGATGATGAGTCCATTAATTATGGCGCCTGCGGGAGGTGGATTAATGGGGGGACTAACATCCGCGTTTAATGCTATTAAGCCATACATGTCGTTGATTAATGCTGGAACACAAGTTTTACAAGGATATCAAGCATATCAATCTGGACAAGCTCAAGCTGCTATGTACAGAATGCAAGCGTTAGAATTAAAAGCTAAAAATGAAAAATTAAAAGTAGACGCAATAAGACAGAGCAATCTTGCATATCGTAAGTATTTAGAGGCACAGAGCGGCGCTATAGCTTATGGGTATGCTGGCGGTGTTTCTGGATTCTCTGGTTCAGCGCTGCTTGCACAAACTGTAGGCGGTAAACGTTTAGGCACAGACATTTATGATATTCAATACAACAATATGGTTGGTCAAACATTTGGTAATGCACAGGCTAGTCTGTTAAGTACAGCAGCAGAGTCAGCGTCAACTGGATCATATTATGATTTAATGATTGGTGCTGGTAAAGGGATTTATGCTTATGAACAAACAAGGGTACCGACATAATGGCACTTCCTATTTATGAATCTGGAAATATTAAATTAACTGATGCGCCTTCGTTGCAATATGTAGATATTCAGCAACAAGAAAAAACAAATCAGCGTATTGGACAATTCTTACAATTTGCATCAGAAGTGACTGGATCTCTTGCAACTGATTATGCGCAAGAGCAAGCAATTAAATATACTATTGCCAATCCAATTACTAAAGATAGAATTGACGCATCAATAGCTTCTGGGACAGATCCACTACAAGGCATATTAACAGGTGGCATGGATTATAATGCTGCTTTAAAAAAAGCAACAGCGCAACAAACAGCTGGTGTATTAGAAAATGAATTGCACGCACATTTTAGCGATGTTATTGCTAGAGTTGATCGCAATGAATTAACTGATCGTGAAGAAATATTAAACGAATTACAAGCCCCCATACAAGGGCAAATTAAATTCTTTAGTCAAATCGATCCAGAGATTGCCTCTGCTTATGGTAATCAAGCAACTAATATTGCAACTAACAAATATCAAACAGCATTAGCATTACTCAACAAAAAAGCAGAAGAAAAATCTTTAATTGAATCTGAACAATATGGAATCAATGCGTCAAAAGACTTTGATGAATTTTTAAGAAATAATCCAGGAGCAAGTGCTGCTGCAATTAAAGAATATATAAATGCTTCAGAAACTGTTGCAATGCAAAACTCATATAAGTTTAGTACCAACCCTAATAAGTTGTTAGAGTTGCACAAAAATCGTTTAAAAATAGTTAAAGACAATTATTTGTCAGAGCAAATTGCTAAGGAGTTTCAGGGCAAAGATATATTAGAGGTTGTTGATGGTTTAAGGAATAACAAATCTATTTATAGTAAACATTATAAAGAGATGGATCCTGTTGAACAAATTGATTTTGAGACTTTATTAAAAACAGATCTTAATTTGTATAAAGCTGATAATGCAGCTCGAGACAAGATTGCGCGCAGACAGTTAGACTTAATAAAACAAAGCTACTTAGATCAAGGTCAACGTATACCACCAGATATAATAAAAACCATGTATGGTTTGGTTGAGCCTGGATCTGATTTAATGGGTGAAATTGATTTAATGGTTAAAGAATCAATTGAAACTGAACAACTTAATAAATCTAATTTGCCCGACCTTGTATCAGAGCTTAATGACTTAACTAATAGAAGAATTGATCCTGATGAAGATTTAAGTATACCAGAAACTCAACGATTAAATAGACTAGAGCCTTATGTAAAAAATATGTATGTTGCTTTAAAAAATGATCCTGTTGGTTTGATGGGCAAGCGTGATGGAAATTTTGAAGAATTAGATTTAAACGATCCTGATTTGGAAAATAAAGTGTTAGCTAGAAAATCATTAGTAGAAAGAAATGCTAGTAAATATGGCATTAATGATTTAGATAAAGATATGATGATCTTTACAAAATCTGAAGTAAATGCCTTTGTAAATACTTACATGCGTGGTGATGGCCAAACACGAGTCGCTATGCTACAAGTATTAGATGAGAAGTTTGGTGCAGATAACTCAGCTGCTTTAGTGCAGTTAGTTAATGGTGGATTACCTACGACTGCTGAACTATCATCTTACTTTAATAACCCAACATTGACTGAAAGATTTTTAAGTTTTGATGAAAAAGATGAGAGAGATAGATTAAAGGTTGTTGCTCAAGACTTAGGCACTACATATAGAGAGATTAGAACTGAAATTGCAAATCAGCTTGCAGATTTTCGTAATGTTGTAATGTTGCAAAATCCATTTAATAAAAGTATTGCAACACAAAAAATGGATAACATTAATGACGCATTAACATATCTTGCTATTAGTGAAATGCAAACAGGTCAATCAGTGAGTAATGCTATTACAAAAGCAACTAAGGACTTAAAAGAATCGTTTCAAATAAAAGATACATATTATGTTCCCTCAATCTATAATGGCAATCCAATTGATCCAGATGAGATTATTGCAAAAGCAGAACGTATTAAAGACATACATTTAGCAGATTTTAATGCAGTTCCATTTGGTTCATTTATGGGGATTGTTGATGAGAAAGAGCGTAATTTAGAATTTAGAACTCAGATGGTTGAAAATGGTAAGTGGCAAAATACTGCTGATGGTACTGGGTTAATCTATGGCATTACTATGGCTGATGGTTCTTTTGGTCCAATACAAGATGTAAATGGTAATTTCTTAACATTTAGATTTGATGATGCAAAAATGGTTGTACCATTTACCAACATAGACATTACAGTTCCAGAAGGGGAAACAGTGCTTGAGCGCATAGGACGTAAAGAACGTGCAAAAATGTCTGACGAAGAATATGAGAAGCGATATGGCAGAAAAAGAGGAACTAGATAGTGGGGCAAATTGGATTTGGTTTAGATATTAATACATCAGTGCAAGAATCTGGTTACGATCAATATATTGTAGGACTGGGTGATGTTTTAAAAGCAACAGCTAAAGAGACATGGGCAAGAAACCCACTAGAATCTACACAAACATTAATAGAATTACAACGTGCAAAACAAAATGAGAATAGTCCTCTTGTTCCTAAAGATCAGCTTAATAACGAATATGGCAAACTAGGATTATCGTTTGAAGAAGATGAGTATCAATCTGTTGTTGACTTAATGGTTGAAGAAAAACAGGCAGAACGTGAAAGACAAAGTATTATTGCACGAGGCCCACAAGGCTTTGGTGTTGGTGTAGCTAAGTTTGCAGTAGGTTTAGGTGTGAGTATGCTAGATCCTATTAATGTTGCATCGGCATTTATTCCTGTTGTTGGTCAAGCCCGTATGGCGCAAATGGTAGCCAAGCAAGGGTTTACTCGAGCTAGGCTTGCAAAAGGTGTAAAAGAAGGTGCTGTGGGTGCCGCAGTTGTAGAACCTATTGTTGCTCTAGCAGCAAGTGAATTACAAGCAGATTATGGACTAGCCGATAGTTTTTTAAACATCACCTTTGGATCTATCCTTGGGGGTGGTTTACATGTGGCTTCTGGCAAACTATCAGACCTAGCAATTCGCACAGAGTTTAAAGCAAAAGTCAGACGAGCTAGGGAGGATTTAGGTATAGACTCCCCTAACTTAAGAGAAGCTGAGATTAATCTATATAAAGCATACTATCCAGAAAACTCAGCTGTGATGAGAGATCTAGAAAAAACTGATCCACAGACTAGAAAAACATTGCTTGAAAAATCATTAAATGATTTGTTGTTAGAAAAAGAAGTAGATGTGTCACCTATTGTAGATGCTGATTTTACATTAAAACAATCATCTGATACTTCTGCCAAACCAACTAATAGAGTAAAAGAAGAAACACCAAGAATAGACCAACAAGAAAAAACTGCTGTTAATAATACAGTAAATAAAACAGAAGAAGATTTTGATATAGAGATAGATAACTTAACACAAAGACTAGAAGAGAAACGCCAGGCACGCCCAGAGTTAAGATTTGATGAGGATGCTAAAGAGATTCAAGCAGCATCAGAAGCATTAGATGAAGCGCAAGTTAAATCTGCTGATTTAGAAGCGGCAATTAAAGATTTAACCAATTGTATAAACGGAAGATAAAATGGCAGATAAATGTTTATTAAGAGTTGAGAAGTTACTAAACAAGTCATCTATTGGCTTTGTTGAGAAAGATGAGATTCTTAATCAGATTAAAATTGCACAAGCCGAACTAAAGCTTAGTAACATTGATGAAATTAATGTTGATAAAGTTGCTAAAGATGTTCAAGCTCAGATTGTATTACAACGTAAAATCAATAAACGTAATGCCATTGAAGATGAAATCAAAGGTCGAGAGCTAGTTGATTATGTGTTAGATGAGTTTCAAAACAATCCACAAGAAGGACTAACGGCCATTCTAGTAGGATCAACAGATCAAAAGAAAGGTGCTAGGGCCTCAGCAGCCGTACAACAGCATGCGGCAGTTAATCAATTGATTAATGGATTTCCGAAACAGATTAGAGATGCTGGTGTAGAAAAACTATTTGCTGATGCTGACAGAAATACGCAATTAAGAATTGCTAGAACATGGTTTGAATTAGCACAGCAACCGACTAAGGCAGAAGCTGCTGCTGGAGTGAAGCCTACAGTTACAGAAAAGAATCCAGACATTGTAAAAATTGCAACGATTATGCACGAATACTCTGAGATGGTGAGACAGCAGTTAAATGATCGTGGCGCAAATATCCCTAAACTTTGGGGTTATGTTGTTAGACAATCTCATGATCCGTACCTTGTCCGTGATGCAGCTAAAGTATTAGGCAAACAAGATGTGCCTATGGATCCTAAGTTAGCTAACAAATACGACCAGAACTATAACAAGAACTTTGCTGCTTGGAAAGATTTTGTGATGGATAAGTTAGACAAAGATAGGACATTCGCTAATACAGATAATATTGATGAGTTTATGTTGTTTGCATACAACTCTCTTGTTCGTAATGAGAGCTTAAAATCTAATGGTGCTGAGTTTACTTTTGGAGCAAGGCCAACAAAAAACGTTGCTAAATCAGCCGAGATGAAACGAGTCTTACATTTTAAAGATGCAGACAGTTGGTTTGAATATAATGAAATGTTTGGTGTTGGTAACTTGAATGAATCATTCTTCTCTGGACTAACAACTGCTGGACGTAACATTGGTATTATGGATACATTAGGAACCAAGCCAGGACAGAACTTTGAGAAGATTAGAAAAGCTGTTGCAACACGTATGGCGCAAGAAGGTAAGGACGCTGGCAAAGTATCAAGTGGTCAGTACAAGAAATACATGGATGTGATTGATGGCACTATCTATTCTGTTGAAGGCTTTGCATTAGCACGATGGTCAGCTATAGCGCGTACTGTTGCTAGTACAGCCAAGCTAGGTGGAGCTGTAATCAGTGCTTTATCTGACTTAGCTCAGTATGGTGCTGAAATGAGATACCAAGGGCGAGGGTTTCTTAGTGGTATGTCTGAAGCATTAGGTTCATTGTTTAGATTAAAGAGTAGTAAAGATAAGAAAGAGATTGCAGAAGCCTTAGGTTTTATGGCTGACAATACTATATATGACATATCAGGACGATTCCAAGTTGGTGACAACTTATCTAAAGGCTGGACTAATGTCCAAAGAACATTCTTTAAATACAACTTACTATCTTGGTGGACTAACACTTTAAAAGAGGGTGCGATGTTGAGCATGGCAAATTACTTTGCTAAACAAAAGAACATTCAGTTTGAGCAGTTAAATCCATCATTAAAAAATCTATTCAATCAATACAATATTGATGCAGTACGTTGGGATGTGATTAGATCAGTGGCTATGGAAAAATCTGCCGATGGTAAAGAGTTTATTAGTATAAGAAATTTAGACAATATTACTGACAAACAAGCCTTACGTATTGCTGGATTGAAACAAGCAAGTGAACGTGAGATTAGAATCATCAAAGAAAAGTTTAAATCATCTGTATCTGGTATGTTATTAGATAGATCAACCTATGCTGTAATTGAACCAGATGCAAAGATTAAAGCAAAGATGACTCAAGGCTTGTTGGCTGGTACTTATATGGGGGAGGCGATTAGATTCATTGGTCAGTTTAAAGCATTCCCAATGTCTATCGTATATAAAACATTATCCAGAGAAGCATCATTCTGGAGAGCTGGCAATAAGGCAAGAGCAATCAGTGGTATTGCATCAATCTTAGTGACATCTATTTTATTAGGATATGTATCTATGACTGCTAAAGATTTACTAAAAGGCAGAGGCGCAAGAAATCCATTAAACAGGAAAACATTGACAGCAGCATTTTTACAAGGTGGTGGCTTGGGTATATACGGGGATGTGTTATTCCAGGAAACAAGAAGTGGTGCAGATATTGCAGCAAGTATGCTTGGCCCAGTCCCATTAAGCACATTTGATGTGTTGCAAGGAATTAAATACGGAATGAGTGGTGAAGGTGACAAAGCTGCACGACAAGCATATCGTGTTATATCTACCAACATACCATTCTTAAACCTGTTCTATACGAAAACAGCATTTGATTATCTTATTGGATATCAGATGATGGAGACTATGAGTCCAGGTGTATTAAAGAGAATAGAGAAGAGAATGGAAAAAGACTACAATCAGGAGTTTTTATTGACTAAACCATCACAACAATTTACAGGTTTTTAGCGCGACAAAAACATTGTTAGATTAAAAAAACTGTGGTAAAAACTAAATAGAGGATTATTATGGCAATTGATATATCAAGCACAACGAGACGTATAGTATACACTGGCTCAGCTGGTGTAGGCCCTTACGCGTTTAACTTTGAAGTCTTAGCTCAGACTGACATTGCTGTCTATTTTAATACCACCGAATTAACACTTACCACAGACTATACTGTTTCTCTTGATGTAGATGGTACAGGCTCTGTAACTATTGTAACTGGCTCTAGCGTTCCTAGCACACCTACTGCTTCTGATCGTATTACCATTGTCGGTGATAGAACTATTGCTAGATCAACAGACTTTACCACAGGTGGCCCACTCTTTGCTACCTCATTAAACGATGAGTTTGATAGTCAAACTATATTTGTTCAGCAAGTCCTAGAACAATCTGATCGATCATTACGCGCACCTAATACTGATCCTACTACGATTAATATGACATTGCCTTTAAATACAATAAGGGCAAACAAGACACTCGCGTTTGATGCAGATGGTAATCCAACCACAGGTGAGATTGTAGGTAATTGGCGTGGTGATTGGGCTGCTGGCGAAGATTATGTTAAGCGTGACTTAGTTAAAGACACAACAAATAATAATGTTTATATTTGTGTTACAGCACATACTTCATCTGGTTCATTACCTATTAGTTCTAATGCTGATGCTGCTAAATGGGACTTAATGGTTGATGCAGCAAGTGCTACAGCTTCTGCTGCTGCTGCTGCTGCAAGTGAGGCTGCTGCTGCTACCTCAGAATCCAATGCAGCTACAAGTGAAAGTAATGCCGCAACATCAGCAAGCAATGCAAGCACATCAGCAAGTAACGCATCTACCTCAGCAAGTAACGCATCTACCTCAGCAAGTAACGCATCTACTTCAGCAAGTAATGCGGCTGCAAGTGAATCTGCCGCTGCTGCTTATGTAGATAACTTTGATGATACATACTTAGGTGCTAAAGCATCTAATCCAACAGTAGATAATGATGGTGATCCATTACAAGATGGTGCTTTATATTTTGATACAACTAATGATGTAATGAAGGTCTATGATCTTGGCACAACAACATGGTATCAACTTACACCAACTGTATCTAATCAAACTAATATTAATACCGTTGCTGGTATATCAAGTGATGTAACCACAGTTGCTGGTATATCATCTAATGTAACAACTGTATCAGGGATTGCATCTGATGTTACAACAGTAGCTGCTGATGGTACAGATATTGGTACAGTAGCGGGTATCTCAGCTAACGTTACTACAGTCGCTGGTAATACTTCAAACATTAATACAGTCGCAACAAACAATGCTAACATTACTACAGTTGCTGGTATCTCAGGAAACGTAACTACAGTCGCTGGCATATCTGCTGATGTAAGCGCAGTTGCAGCAGACGCAACAGACATCGGAACAGTTGCTACTAACATTGCTAATGTTAATAGTATTGGTACAAATATTGCAAGCGTTAATACTGTAGCTACAAATGTAACTGACGTAGTAACTTTTGCAACAACATACTTAGGGGCGTTTTCATCAGCTCCATCTACCTCTGTTACAGGTGCTTTATATTACAACACATCTAGCAATCAATTATATGTTTGGAATGGATCAGCTTGGGACGCTGCTGCGTTTTCAGTATCTGGCACAGTTACATCATTTAATACAAGAACTGGTGCTGTTACATTATCAAGCGCAGATGTTACAGGGGCTTTAACCTATACACCTTATGATGCTGCTAATGTATCAGCTTTTGGTGGCACACTCATTGATGATGCAGATGCGGCAACAGCTAGAACAACATTAGGTTTAGGCACAGCAGCTACAACAGCATCAAGTGATTATGCTACATCAGCTCAAGGCACATTAGCTGATAGTGCAGTTCAGCCATCAGATAACGTATCTACCTTAACTAATGATTCGGGTTACTTAACATCAACCACAGGTGTCACTAAGACAGCATCTACAGGCTCTGGTGTATTACCAGCGGGTACAACAGCACAGCGTGATGGATCGCCAGCAGCGGGTTACATTCGATTTAACTCAGACGATACATCATTTGAAGGCTATGATGGATCAGCATGGGGGTCTATCGGTGGTGGTGGTGGTGCTTCTGCGGGTGGCGCAATCTATGAGAACAATGATACAATAACAAGTAGTTACACAATTGCAGCTGGGAAGAATGGTCATAGTGTTGGCCCCATTACAATCAGCTCAGGTGCAGCCGTAACTATAACTTCTGGTCAACGATGGGTGGTAGCATAATATGGCAACAACAATTAATGCAGATACAACTAACGGATTAGTTATTACTCCTGATACATCTGGTGAACTTGAATTTCAATCAGATGGTACTCAAGTATTAAAAGTAGATACTCCTACAGGTGCTTTAACTATCCCAGCAGGCACAACAGCACAAAGACCAGTTAGTCCTGCAACAGGAATGATGAGATATAATACTGATACTGGTTTTGTAGAATCTTATAGCAGTGTTGGTGGGTGGTTTAATACAGGAGAATCAGGAACAACAGTTAGTCTTGAATATCTAGTTGTTGGTGGAGGAGGAGCAGCAGCAGGTTCTGGAAATCATGCAGGGGGTGGTGCTGGAGCAGGTGGATATATAACTGCTACTCAAACGCCAACTATTGGTAATACTTTAACTATTACAGTTGGTGCTGGAGGCTCATTAAATTCAGCAGGCAGTTCTTCATCAATTTCTGGAACAACTTTTACTACAGTAACAGCCGCAGGCGGTGGTGTTGGTGGTACTCACAATGGTGGCAACGGTGGTAATGGTGGTTCTGGAGGAGGCGGTGGTTCTACTGGACCAACTAATGGTACAGGAGGTACTGGTAATACTCCAAGTGTTTCACCAAGTCAAGGAAATAATGGTGGCAATGGTGGAGGTACTAACTCTGGTAGTGCAGCAGGTGGCGGTGGAGGTGCAGGTGCAACAGGACAAACTGCCCCAGCTTATAATGATGCAGGTAATGGAGGAGCTGGTACAGTTTCTGCTATCACAGGGTCATCCGTAACTTATGCTGGTGGAGGCGGTGGTGGGGCAGATATTGGCGCACAAGGAATAGGAGGCTCTGGTGGTGGAGGTAATGGTAGAGGCAGTGGCACTACTGGAACAAATGGAACGGCTAACACAGGTGGTGGTGGCGGTGGAGGTAGTAATGCTGGAGTTGGATATACTGG